CTTTAAGACTATACTCCTATCAGACTATCCAAATCCCCCCTCCAGGAGCTTCCTTACACCATGTCATCTTACGCCCTTCCTTCTATAGCAGCACCTGTAACTACCAACTTTACCGTGTTCACTATATCCGGTATTGATCTCACTCCCTCCGAAAGAGCATGCGTTCTCTCTTCCTATTTATCATCTCTATCTGGATCTTTCTCCAGCCAGGAGGCGGCTATCGCACTAGTCATGAACCTCATGGTCACTGCACTTCCAGCATTGGCAAATGAGCTAACTCATGCTACATCAGTGGGTGTGGTTAATCACTCTATCCCAGCTATCCAGTATCTTAAGCAGATGGGGGTTGAAGACCCCAACTCAGAGTTCAAGCCGGTAGATGGATTCCCAACCCTCCCCAAGACTCCATCAAATGCTGCCAATGCTAATTCCAATGTGAGGAACGCCTATGCAGGGACATCAATGGTCTTGTTCTCCATAGGGAAAGAGTTCACCTCAGACAATGAGAAAGGTGCTAAAGACAATCGGCCTAAAGCCCTCAAGGGCCAATTTGGAATACCCGATGACGTATTTACCTCATCCCCAGGAAAGCCTGATGGACCATCAATTGCTGCTCTCGGTCAAATATACTCAGCCTTCAGTGTCTATACTGAGCTTAGAGCATTGATCATGAAAACCTTTCTAGCTATATACAGAGGAAGTTCTCATCAGTCCGTTGAGATGGGTCTGATGATGGTTTCAATTCAGCTGCTTGATGGAGCTCAACTCACACATGTGTCAGCTATACAGGACATGTTAGAAGCTCACCCCTGGCTACTTAAAGTCCCAGCTCTTCGACCATCCGTCAAGGAGTATGCTCAGGAGCTTAAGAGGTACTCACTTATCCCCCAAGGAGTGAGAGGATACATCCGCCTTATAGAGAGCAACCAGAACCTTTACTTCCCAGCATCAAAGATGAAACCCCTTGTAGCAGTTGCAGTAGCTCTTAAGTCAGACATAGAGGAATCTATGAAGACTTATGCTGGAGGGAAGAATCAGTATAAAGAACTCGTGGAAGAGGTGAGACGTTACCAGGATGGATTCAGGATGCAAGTAGGAGCAGATACTCTCTCATCTGCTCTCTCCATGCCTGATGTTGAGCTTCCTGCTATCAAAGAGGCAGTGGTCCTAACTCCTACTACACAGTAGTTTAAATTGAATTAGAGTCTTCTATCTTCCTAATCAAATCGTTTCATGCCGTTAATAAAAAACATGAGACTCATCAACAACAGATTTAACTCTCTTACACTTGATTGAAATGTCTAACTTGAACAGTTCTGATTATCGTGATATGATAACTCACCTAGCTACTTACTTTGCCCCCAGTGCGGGACAAAGGCATGTTGATTATGTCTTCCAATACAGGTGGGAAGAGGAATTCTATCGGGGGACAAACCACCTCTCAAGAGTTCTTGGCCAACTTGAAAGGTCCTTAATCGAAGGAGGTGATGTTGAGGTTCTACTCAATTTCCCAAGTAAAAGAGACCCTCTAAGGTCAGGTCAAGGGAGGCTTGAGCCTTTGAGGTATTGGAGGTCCTGCTCTTAATATCTCAGTAAGTATATCTATTGACGTCCTAGACTTGATGCAACTCCTACTCAGCTTACTCCCGTTCAGCTCAACCCTTGTCTATCAAGGTTAAGAAAAAAGAAAAAAGAAAAACCTGAGACTCATCTCAACTCACATATCTACACATACATACACTCGGTCCTACAATTTTATATATCTCTGATCAAGCTATGACTAATCCAATCACAAACCCCGAGGAAGCCTTGGCTCTACTGTCAGAGTTGGATCAAGAGATTGTTCAAGCAGGACAAAGTGGAGGCAACAGACAGGAGAGATTAGAACCTTATAGTCCGCATCGATTGAGTTATGAGGATAAAGCAGCTAACATTCAATTGGCTATGGCAGGAGAGAAAGCAGGCCACACTAAATCTGCAACCCCTGACCAAGATTGGCCAGATATGGAAGAGGTTGAGTCCATTTTATCAACCAACTCAGACCATGTCCCTGAAGAGAGTCTCAAAACAGTTCTCAAAGGGATAGTAAGATATCAACAGCACCTTGCCAGTTATGTAGAGGCAAGTTTCATGGAGATCAATGCATCTATTGAGACGATAACCAGGAAAGTTGAATTCCTAGGTGTCCCATCAACACTAAAAGTCCCGCTTGCTCAAGAGAAAGAACGAGCAGTTTTCACAAATCCTAAGACCGAGCTCAGATCATACTTCTTACCAGGAGCGTCACCTCCAACTCTCAAAGCATGTCGCATCCGACTAGTTGATATCGCCTCAAACACCCCAGGGGACTGGATACCCTTGAGTGATATCAATGCACTCAATCCATCAGTTCTTGCCTACCTTAAAGACCACTGGGAAGAAGGCACTGTTAAGGCCAAGATTGGAAAGACTAACTGATCCTCCTCTCCCTCATAAATAACAAAGCGCAACTGAGCTTGATATTGATGTTAAGAAAAAAGAGAGACATAACAACAACCAATGTATCATCAGGCACCATCAGGATCAACAATGTATCGAAGCACCATCCGCCCGATTACCTGTGCATCTATGGTTCACTCATTGAACCAGACTGGTGAGTCATGTCAGGAGATAACTAATTCTTTACTCAGCCCTCTACCCGAGGTCAAATCGATGGAAAGAGGAGATTTTGTGTGTGCTTTGACTATGCTACAGTTTAAACACCCTCAGTATGCACGTATCCTTGAGGAGATTAAAACCTTGCGCCCAGGTAGCCTCGGTTGTTCATTTGGTATCACCTTGGATAAAGACATCTCCACTCTCCTCAAGCCTTACTTGCCTGCAGAGGTTGCTTTTCTGGAGATCATGCCCAATGTAGCTAAAGGAGAGGGCATGCTAACAAGACTAACAGCATCTGATCCAGAATATCCTATCCCAGGGGTCCAACTTGGACTCTATCGGATAATGGTAGAATCGATGTCTTTGTCCGATGAACAGATTCTATGTGCTAAAGCAATGGCGCATCAATCTTCGCCCTCTAAGTGTCTCCACGACTCTGTTCGACTTCTAACAATGACTCCCCTCACTGCAGAGGCTCACTGCAAAAGCAAGACCAAGCTAACTATCCTGTCCCTGTTTAGACATGCAAGATCTAAACTTGGATAACCTAATAATCTGCTGAAGGGTGGAACCTCAGGACCCATATCTGCTTACAAATCAAGCCGCGTTAAGAAAAAACCGAGACCGGTATCTTAGAATATTGATGTCCAAATTCAAGAGATTCCAGACAAATAAGGACTATTCTCACTATGGTTCAGACTTTCTCAAACTGGGTCAAGACCCATCGTGTAGCAAGCAGAAAACCCAGAGCTTCCTCTCCATCCACACAGCTTAGTGCCGTGGATGAGGAGCACACGCTTGCTAGACCCCTTGATGAAGAAATTGATGATATGTTATCTGAATTAGGCTCTGTCAGATCAGTAGGTGCTTCTACACTAGGCCATATGATCACAAGGAACCCATCTATTGTGTCTGATGCTCGGATCCAACGATTAGAAATTGAAGTACTCAGGCTTACAGAAGAACTCAAGAGACTGTCTGAGACTATCCGGTCCTTGGTGACAGAGCTAAGCAAAGAGTAATCTTGAATGAGGGCAAAGGTGAGTCCCGGATGTTAGTTGGAAGAGAGAGACATAACTGTTAAACAAAAACCAGACTAGCATCAATTCGACAAGACCTCACACAGCTGTCCAACATACTAAAATCAGAACCATGGGGATACCGGAGACCGTCCTTTCGAACCCAATAATCTCTTTGGGGGTAGACAATTTTGCTGACCACTTTAATAACACCAAACTCTCGCCCTTAACTCAATGCTCTCCTGGCATCCGCCAAGCCTCTAGCCTAATGGCATTCAAAGTCCACCCTATCTCTGTGGTTCCCGCTCGATCCAACCATAATCCTACTCTTTGGTCTCTCGAAGATAAAGGAAGCGACTCTATAGGGCTTGACTTGGTACTAAGTGTGATCAACAGCACTGGGTCAGCTCTTAAGAGAGGCCTTGTAGGAAGATTTAGTCCTGATCTGTATACTGGTATAGTAGGATCAATCCCAAGCTTAAGCACCTGGAGCAGTCATACACAGAAGTGGTATCGTCGTGCTGAGTTTTGGAGGAAGATTGTCCTAGGCCAAGTCCAGATGGAAAGGCGGGGTGAATCTGCATGGACTACTACTTCATCATGTTACCTCAATCGGCACTTTGTGGTTATTCCATCCAGGTCCATAGGGAATGTTGTGATGTCCAATGATATGGTACTGATGATTAAGGATATCACACATTCCTACTTAACTGCTTCAATCCACCTTGACCTTGTCGGCTCTCAACATCATCTCAAGCACAAAGATCTAGTCTTCCTTGAGGCCTGGACAACACAAGTGTTATCAAGTATGGGTAATAAAGGTTACTCTATCATCAAGGGAATTGAGTCTGTATGTAAAGGAAGGATAATACAGTTAACTGAGACAATCCTTGACCCTGATGAGGTTTGGCTGGAGATGATGTCAAAGATTGAAACCAAAGAACAAGAGATCCTCAGGAGCACCTCACTATCTGACCAGTTAGCAAGCCATCTACAATCAATAACTGATGTCGATCGGGTAAGTGAGTTCTTTTGCTTGATGAAGATGGCAGGTCACCCTCAAGTAGATGTTAAAGGGGGTGGACGGAAATCCAAAGACAAGGGTACCAATCACCCAACTAATCGAAAAGAAGATTGTCTTGGCATAGAGAGAAGTTTCTGTCATGTCTATACCCGTGGCTTTGTAGCTAAACACTCTGAATGGCCTCCTCTTCAGTTTTTAAGAGACCCTGATGAGCCCCGCTTGGAACTTGAGAAATTGAGAGATGCAAATTTCCAGAATTTGCCTTTAGGATTAAGTATGTATCCTCCATCTGATTGGGATCACTGTGTATTTCTTCCTCATAAATCATTTGATGTTGACTCGGATCTCCTATCACTTATATCAGACAAATCCTTGTCCTATCTTAGGTCTGAATACACCTGTGCATGGGCTAATATGCTTCCCTTTGCTGTACCAAAGCCCTCAACTAACAGGAGAGTCCTGCTGGATTTACTTAAAGCAGAAGATTTTTCCCTAGCAGATGTCGTAAGAACAGTGCAAACAAGATGTGTGCCTGAAGAATGGAAGATTGTCACGATAACCCCCAAGGAAAGGGAGATGAAAGAGGACCCTAGAATGTTTGCTATGATGGTATTCCAAATGAGGACTTTTTTTGTTGCACTAGAACACAACACAGCCAAACACATCTTCCCAGAGATAAGTGAGCAGACTATGACTCTATCTAAGCTTGAGATAGTGAGGAGATTCTTTGGCTTGAGCAACCCTGGGGAGGTAACAACAAAGGTGCACCTTGAAATTGATTTTGAAGCGTGGAACCTCGCATGGGAGGAGAGCACAGTTGCTCCAGTTGGCTGTAGGCAGGATCAGATCTTTGGTGAACCCGGGACCTACACCTATATCCATGAGTTCTTCAAAAGTAGCTTGATCAATGTTAGGGTAGACGGGTTGGTCCCTGAGGGCTTGAACCAGGATAACTGGAGGAACCCTCCCGAATCCGATCTAATATGGTATAATCATATAGGAGGATTTGAGGGTATTAATCAGAAACTCTGGACAGGAGATACTATAGGGATGATTCACTGGGCCCTGTGGGAAATGGGGATAGATTATCAGATATCCGGACAGGCTGACAATCAAGTTTTGACAATAACCGTGAGGTTCCCGGATGATCTTCCCCCTGGTGACCATAACCAGTTTACAAGAGATCTAGTTCGAACCATTAAGGCTCGCCTAGCTAGGATGTGCAAGCGGGTGGGACAAGTTATCAAGTCAGAAGAATGCATCCAATCCACCTCCTACTTATCATATAGTAAGGACATGTGGGTCAATGGGAGATGCTTGTCAACTTCAATGAAATCAATAACACGACTATTCCCAACTACTTCAGATGATACTCCAAGCTTATACGAGATGGTCAGTGGACTCACCTCTGGAGGGTTATCTGTTGCAGAAAAGTCTCTAGAACCTGGATCTGCTTACTGGACGACACTAGCTCTGACTAGCCTCCTCCTCCACAATGAACTGACTAACTCTATGCTCCATTCCTCCAAGTTGAGTAATGAACTAGATTATTTGAATCTATCTTCCTCCGCACAAGCAAGGGTGTGTCAGACATTATCAATTGTACCATTAGGGCTCGGAGGGTTACCAGCTGCTTCGTGGATTGAGTTCATGCACAGAGGGGTTCCTGATCCACTCACCAGTGGCCTTACTTGGATGGGCCTGATGAGAACGATCCCAACTATCAATGGATGGTACAACAACCTGATGGATCCCACATCAAGTATGTTTAACCTATCACCAAATCTAGACATGCTGATCCTGGACCCTTACTCACTTCCTTTAACAAGACCATCAAATCCAAAGCTTAAAGCTGCCAACGCTGTGAGAGATCATCTCCTAGACATCACTCATAATCGACCAATCAGAGCTATGTTGGAAGCAGGGAGTGAGGGTAATAGAGTTGCCATCCTCAACTGGCTCTCAAGTCTAACGCCATTCTATCCTAAGATTGCTCATGACCTCTACAATCTCTCCCCTCCTGGAGTAGTAGAGAAATTTTCCAAACGATTTACATCTACAAGGACAATACTTGCCGTTGGTTCTAGATGCGGTGTAGATGTGCAAAACTTAGCTATCTCCTCTGATCTGAGGACCATTGTATGGACATTATCGGAACTCAAAAACTCAATCCTGAACTCCTCAAGATATCCTCCAACTTGGACATGGGAACCCAACACAAGCTACCGCCATGCGACTAGACTAAGGGCTAGATGGGGAGTACTTTCTCTAGAGGGTATTACTACTGCGTGTGCTTTTGATCTTGGCTGCTTTAGTGATAGTCCAATCTTGAGCCTCAAAACACCATCTCTAGTAGTTGCTGCTGTGCAACCGGACTGCATAGACCCTATTCACACTCGTGGGCCATCCAGTCCATACCTTGGGTCTTCTACCCAACCAAAAACTGCTTACAAAGGGGCCAAACCAGTAGATTCAAGTCCTCCTGTGACGGATGCTATCAGAATACTCGGAATAAGGAATTGGATCACTCGGCCAGGCAGTAGGTCCTGGGATGATCTAACCACACTGGCTCAAGTTAGAGTGAGTTTTGACGTGACACTTCTCGAACAGTTTGTTGATCCGGTGATAGGGGGGACCCTCATGCATAGATACACAATGTCTGACGCAGAGTCAGGTGCATACTTATCATGCCACCCAAACATATCCAGCAACATTGTCTTGTCATCAAATGCTGCAGGGGAAATAGGAGAGAAGGACTACCCAGTTATGATTCAAACAATATATCTCACTCTCATTTCTATTGTATGCATGACTTGGACACGGCACTTTTCTGATCACTCACTGGGGACAAAGCTCTGCTACCTGATACCCTCTACAGTTGATTTACCTTTACTGTATGACTCTCCTCTGAGTGATGTGTCTATTCCAATACCCCACCTCATTAACCTGTCAGACACACCATATTTAGTAGGATCTAGGGTCATGATTCCAGGAAGATCCATGCGGTCTACTCGCAATACCTCAGAGAGACCAGAGAGCTTTCTCCAATGTGCAGAAGTTGTGTCCACAGCAGACTGTCTTCGGCACCACCTCAGACAGTGGATCAGGCGTATGCCAACACCTATACAATATGGGGGTAGATCTTGGGCAGAAGAACTTCCGTTGAAGGTAGTAGACATTCCAGAGGTTTACCGATTGGAGAGTACTACCTTCTTGGAGTGTTTAACTGATGCCACTATGGATAGTATTCGTCTAGGGAGGGAGTACAGAGAAACTAAAGCTGAATGGATTCTAAGATATACAGCTACCTTTGAGGACAGGTTACTCAAAGTTGCCCCAGCTTTATTATCCACTTACAATGCAACCCTGAAGAGTAGTTCTCTTGAGCTCTATGGGAGGCTAACAGGCATTGAGGGCAGTATAAGGTTAACATCACTTTGCTCATCACTCTGGAGGAATAGAGCTCATTTGTACCACACTATAGTCTTTGTTAAGGAGCCTGAGTCCCTCTCCACTTCTGTCATAGTTGTGATTAATAGGTTAGTGACTCGACTCAACCTTGCAGACACACCAAGTGCTCTCAAATCTGCAAAGAGCTTGGCAGACATCACCAGGAAAGTACGAATCCTAGGGGTTGATGAGTGGGACATACAGAGAAGATTATGGATAGTAGTTGAGCGACTAGCATTCATGACATCATGCCTCTCATATTCAGATCTTCTCACTGGGAAAGTGCTACGATCACTCCGAGATCAAGTAGTTCCGGAGAAATGTTCCCATGATATCTTCCTACAGTTGGGTATTGAAGAGAGGGACCTTGCTGGTATGGTACTGAAATCCTGTAAGGAATGTAAAGTAGGGGGATCTAAGGCTGTATGGTCTAGAGATGAGATTCTGTTGCCTTATGAAGAAATCATTGATGGATGGATATGTAGGCCACTCTCTTATCTGGGAGCAGGGTTTTATAATTGGGCACCTATCAGAACAATCATTCCCAACAACAGCACCATCCATATCATAGGGGCAGGAGATGCAACTATACACCCAGTACTTCCTCCCAATTCTCTTAAGGTCTACTATGATACCAGAAAAAGTACATTACGCAGAGGCCAGTCGATGGTTGACCCACCGGAAAGAGGAAAGGATTCTTCATCAGTACTAAGCCCGCTGTCATGGAGTACTGACCTTGACATAAGATCTCTACACTCATTGGACCTCATTGTGAGTAATATTCAAGACCAATCAGTTGTGGTGATTGATGTGGATCACGTGTCTCTCTTCGATCGCCTCAGAGCGAGGGATTATATGAGTAACCGGTTAAGAAACTTGCTGGTTGCTGTTAGGGTTACTGCAAATCCAGAAGAGATCAACATTCTTCTAAGGTCAGTATGCTCCTCAGCAGATAGGTCAACAGTTTGGTGGCGATCTCCTGTGCATCCATCACACGAAGTAATTGTAGGCAACTCTTCCGGAGCTTGCATAGCTCCCAACAGCCCTATTGGAAATCAGAGCCAATGTTCCTCAATAGCTACCACCATCCTGAGTTTTAAATCACCTGAAACTTGGAATTCAGAAAGTAGGTATGTCCAACTGTCAGCATCTTTGGCTTACCAACGTGCCAGATTAGCTAGGAGAGGATTTAACAGGGAGGAAGAACGAATACAGATTCTTAGCCGGTTGCTGCTCGAGAGCTGATCAACTCTCCTCGAGTGTACCTGTTAATTAAAA